TACTTCTTCTTTTACTTCTTCTTTTACTTCTTCTTTTACTTCTTCTTTTACTTCTTCTTTTACTTCTTCTTTTACTTCTTCTTTTACTTCTTCTTTTACTTCTTCTTTTACTTCTTCTTTTACGTGTTCTTTTAGTTCTTCCTTTACGTGTTCTTTTACTTCTTCTTTTACGTGTTCTTTTAGTTCTTCCTTTACGTGTTCTTTTAGTTCTTCCTTTACGTGTTCTTTTAGTTCTTCCTTTACGTGTTCTTTTACAAAACAATTTCCCATTTTACTTTCTAAATAATTAAAAATAATATAAAAAAATCAATTTTATTAATGTCTTATCTGTTATTAACGTTGAAAAGATTGTCTCATCACTGGTCTCATTGTTGATATCATGTTTGGGTTCATAGTTGGACCCATAGTTGGACCCATAGTTGAACCCATAGTTGGATTCATAGTTGGACCCATAGTTGAACCCATAGTTGGATTCATAGTTGGACCCATAGTTGTACCCATAGTTGGATTCATAGTTGGATACATGGTTGGCCCCATAGTTGAACCCATGTTTGGACTCATAGTTGGACCCATAGTTGGACCAATAGTTGTTCTATTATTTTGTCGAATATTTGATATCATATTGGATAACATATTTGGATCAATGTTTGCAATAGCTTGATCAATGTTTGATGGGATGTTTGATGTCATGTTTTGTGGTATATTATCTTGGTAGAGTGGTATAAAAATTACGTCAGTATTTTGTTGTGATTGATTTTGATTTTCTTCCATATATTTGTTATAAGAGCATTTATGACATGTGCGACATCTATGTTTTCTACAAGTTTGACAAGAATCTTGTCCTTTCCCTTGTCCTAATAGATATGGGTAGTTATCATAGAAGATTGATATTTCTTCTGTTGATACTTCTTCGATAGAATTATCTTCTTGATCATCTTGTGTTTGATTGCTACTAAATGAGAATATATTGACTAATACTAATAAGATAAACAATCCGCCTAGTGTGTATGATAATATTTTTATCATATTGGGATTTTCTTGTTGAGCTGAATCCATTTATTTTAATTTTTTTTTTAATTTTAATAATAAAATGTATTTATTAAATTTATTGATATTGTTTTTAATTCTTTTTAATCTTGTAGTATGTTCTTACGGATTATATAGAAAAGTAACTGAAAAATATATCGATGGAGATGAAGCAAAAAACTACGGTGAAGATTTATTAAAAAAGTTTAAAGAAAGTGAGAATGAAGCTTATGAAGATGAAGATAATTCAAGACTTATGAATAAATTTAGTGGAGAAGGAAATACAGAAGGATATGATGATGATCAAGATAAAGTTCAGAAAAGTCTTAGTAATTTGTATGATTAAATGATTAAATGATTAATTATATTATGGCTTTATTACAACAACTTGGTTGTTTACTGGAGTATAACAGTTATTTGTCAGAGCTGTTTTGGGAACATTATTTGTTAGTACGCTAACTCTTCGTGGAAGAATTAGATTTTTAGTAAAAGATAAAGATTGACCTAAAACTGTAAATGATCTAAGCGGATTATTTAGAGATGTTTTTGTGTTCCATTTCATTTTAGAGTAGGTAACGATGGGAGGTTCTGGGATTTTTTTATATTGTCTTTCTGGTTCTTTTAGAGGTTCTGATACTGTTGGGTTATTTATAAGGTTTTGAGGGTATAATTGTTGGCGGGTTTCGATGATTTGTGGATTTGTAAATGGATTTCCATTTTCTGATAGTTTAAATTTCTGTAGGTATTCTTCGTTTATACCGTTTACGTATACATTATTAAGAGTCATATTTATATTATAAATATAAATATAATATAAAATTTTATAAAATATAAAATGGAATCAGTTGAGAAAGATGAGAAAGAGAGTATGTTATATAATTTTTTACCTATTTATCCTGAATTTGATGAAGAAGTTAGAGAGATTTTAGGAGAAGATTATGTTGAGTTAGGAGATCCAAATTTAAATATTTATAGGAAGAAAGAATTTTACGACAATCGACTTGAAAAGATTGAATTTAAGCCAGAAAATCCAGGACAGTTGATGAAGCATCAGATTATTATATCTCGATTTTTGAGTAGTAATACTCCTTATAAAGGTATACTTTTGATGCATGAACCTGGAACAGGAAAGACTTGTTCTTCTGTTGGTGCAATAGAAAAGATAAAGAATGAGATAAATGGGTATGATGGTGCGTTAATTTTGATGAGAGGATCAAATTTAATTAATAATTATATAAATGAGCTTGTTTTTATATGTACGTGTCAAGAACAGGATGCTAATAGAAAGTGTATAAAGAGTCCTTATATTCCAGATAAGTATTATGATGAAAATATAACGGATGATCAGCGTAAAAGAAGAGTGAATGTTGAAATAAAAAAGTTTTATGACTTTGAAACGTTTGGAGTATTTAGTAAGAGAATAAGTAAGATGAAAAAAGACTTGTTGATAAAAAGGTATAGTAATAAGATTATAGTTATTGATGAGACTCATAATTTAAGAATGAGTGATGAGGATGAAAAACAGTATAATGTAATTCATGATTTTTTACATAAAGTAAAAAACTGTAAGATAATATTATTGACAGGTACACCAATGGTAGATAAGCCAGAAGAAATAGCAAGTATGATGAATTTGATATTACCTTTAGATAAACAGCTTCCTACTCAAGAAGCGTTTGCTAAGGAGTTTTTGAAGAGAAAAGATGATAATAAGAATATATCTAATCTTAGAAGGAGTAAGGTAGCTGATTTGAAGAGTTATTTACATGGTTATGTGAGTTATTTAAAAGCGATGAAGAGTGTTGTTAGAAAGACTTATATAGGTGATCTTAATATTGGACATTTTAATTTATATCCGTTAAGAATGAGTGATTTTCAAACAGAAGTATATCAGCCTTTATATATATCAGATAAAGAGAGTTCAGAAAAGACGGGTGTTTATAATAATTCAATTCAATCAAGTTTATTTGTTTTTCCTGATCGATCTTATGGTTCAGAAGGATTTGATAGATATATGGAGACAAAAAAGATAAAGTCTCGTATAAAAGATAGGGAGAGATCTGTTTTTTCTCTAAAGATGGCTTTGAGGGATGAAATTATAAAAGGGACTCAAAATAATATGGAGCGACTTGAGAGATTGTCAAAATATAGTGTGATATATGCTGATTGTATAAGAAAACTGATTGATCCAAATGATAAAACGAATCATTTTATTTATATAAAGTTGGTAAAGGGAAGTGGTGCTATATTGTTTTCCAAGTTACTTGAGCTATTTGGATTTAGAGATTCTAAAGGTGGTTTTAATAAAGGATTAAATTATTCTATTATAACAAATGCTACGACAAGTGAAAAGGAGACTTTAGATATATTGAAAACATATAATAGTCCGTCAAATATGGATGGGAGATATATTAAAGTGATTATTGGAAGTAGGGTTGTCTCTGAGGGTGTAACGTTTAAGAATGTACAGAATATACATATTTTTACTCCAAGTTGGAACTTTAGCGAGACAGATCAAGCAACAGCGAGAGGATATCGTTTATTTTCACATCTTGATTTGGAGAAGGCAGGAATAGATGTGAATGTCAATATATTTTTATATTGTGCTATACCAAATGATGGTAATCATAATAATTCGATTGATTATCAAATGTATAAAGTGAGTCAAGATAAAGATACGTCAATAAAATCAATTGAAAAGGTAATAAAAGAGGCAAGTATTGATTGTTCTTTGAATAAGAATAGAAATAGTTTTCCAGATTCTATGGATAATTCAAGGGAATGTAATTATAAATCGTGTAATTATGCTTGTGATGGAGTAGATAATAAATATATTGATAATATAGATAATATTGATGAGAATGAATTGGATATAAGTACATATAATTTGTATTATAATGGAGAGGAGATTAATAAGATTATTACTGTGATATTGGCAATATTTGATGAGTATAGAATTATATTTATAAAAACGGATAATTTATTTCAGATTGCGTCTGTTAAAATGATGGAAATGTATAAAATATCTTTAACTTATTATATGATGTTGGATTCAATAATTAAGATGACAAGTAATAATGTGACAATGGTTGATAGATTGGGGTATAATTCTTTTTTTCGATTTGATAATAATACATTGTATATAACTCATAATTTAAAGAACAATACAAATTTTTTTGATTCTTATTATGTTGAAAATTTTCCTTTACACAAAGAGATTGATTTAACTTTATTTAATGATAAAATAGAGGATATGTATTATAAGACGATACCAAAATTATTTAATTCTCTAAAGAATGAACAAAATGTAACTAAAAGAAGAGAAATACTTCATAAATTTCCTTTAGATACACAAGAATTTTTATTAGAGACAGCTGTTTTGGCAGGAGAAAGATCTCTTGGAAATGTGGATTTAAGAGAGTTTTTATTGGAAGAATTTAAACCTTTTATCATAAGAATGGAAGAGGAAAATCTAATTATTTCAACTCTTACTGATAATTTAAGATGTTTAAATATGGAAGATATAAAAGAAAATGTGTGGGAAGATTGTAGTGAAGAAAATAAAAGAAAAGTTAAGGAAAAAACAGATGAGAAAAAGGCTGAATATAGAGAGAATCCTTATGGTTATTATGGTTTATTAGATAAAGTCACCGATAAGTTTTCTATTGTCGATATTATCGCAGAGAAGGATAAGATAAAAATGACAAAGGCAGGAAAAGTTGATACAAGACGTACACGAAAAGGAAAGGCTTGTGATCCGTCTTGGAAGCATAAAGAATTATTAATGCTTATTAGTAAGATTAAGTTAGATTATCCTTTAGATTTTGATAAAAAATTAATTAAAAAATCTGATGATGAATTAAAAGAAGAATATGATAATGATAAATTTAAAGAGATAAAGAAGGCTTTTACAATGGATGAATTTCATGTTATGTCTAAAGAAGATAAATTAAGACTTATGTATTGGGGGTCTTCAGGTAAAGATTCGGTATCAAAAGAAAAAATATGTACAGAAATTCAGAAATGGTTTAGGGATAATAATTTATTAGAAGAATATATATCTGAAAAAACCAAAAAGAAATAAAAAAAAAATATTAATAAAAATATTTTATAATAAAAGATGTCTATATCACTATTAGGATCTATTAATGTATGTAAAGTAAATACTGGATGGGCTGACAAGATTCAATCTGATCGTTTTGAAAACCCATCAAATCTATTATGCCCCCTATGGAACGGACAAGATAACTTTGGTAGATTTGTCCACCCAGATTCTTATGTTACCAAGAATGCTGGTTGTAACTCTGCTGATGATCGTATTGCCGTAGAAAACTTTCTAAGACCTCAATACATGGAATACGTTGCTTTGGATGCTGCTGGTTTCCAGGCTCCTTTATATAACGGAAATTCTAAACCCCTTGTAGAAGGGTTTTCAAACCCAAATAATAACATGTTTACATCAGATGCCATGATGACTCGTAATCAAGATAGAGACAATATATACAGAGTAGTAGGAAGTGCCGGTTATGATTACTCTGCTACTAATACTACCTATGACACTGGTGTTAGAGGTGTAAATGGAAATGGTGACGGTGCAGGTTGTGGAAGACGTTACAATGCTTCTCCTGTAGTAGAGAAATTTACCTATCCTCAAAATTATTCTCAAAATTATGTTGAAAACTATTCTCAACCAGATACTCGTGCTGCCTATGCTTACGATTCACGTGTAGCTGGTAATCAGAATAATGCATATCAAACTTATATTAACAGAAATAACGCAGGCTTTTAAAGATTTAAATAAAAATACTTATATTTTAATATTTTAATATTTTAATATTAAAATATGTTAAAAAGATATCAGAAGAATGAAAAAATATCAAGATATGTAAATTTTTTCCCCAAAAAAGTAATTATAGAACAAAAGATCATTAATAATAACTATATTTCTATTAAACCTGAAGGTAGACTTGGTAATCATTTATTCCAAATAATATCATGCTGGTCTTATTCTAAGAAATATAATATAGACTTTGTTTTAGATCCATCCTACGAGAAAACATATAAAAAATATTACGATACATTTTTTAAAATAATAAAACTTAAGGATACTTCAAAGTTTCCTCTAAAAAAGAAAGGTATTTATCAAAATATCTTGGATAGATTCGATCCTTTTTTGACAAATCATATTTTAGTCAATACTTATTTACAAAATGCTAACAATTTTAATATCTATAGAGAAGAAATTCTTAATCTATTCTTTAATATAAAAAAAATAAGTGAAAAAAATAACAAGTTTTTTATCCATATTCGTCTAACTGACTTTTTACATTCCCCCCAACATAATATCGATCTTGATTCTTATTATAAAAAAGCAATTGAATATTTATCTACTATAATTGATATAAACTCAATAGATTTCTATATTATAAGCGACGATATAGAAAAAGCTAAAGAAAAATCTTACTTATCTATCTTGAATAATCTAATATATATAAATAATAAAGAATATGATGAGTTAAAAACCATTGAACTATTTAGTAGTTGTTCTGGAGCTATTATAGGTAATTCTACATTTGGTTGGTGGGGAGCTTATATTATTAACTGTCCAAATAAAATAGTTATATGTCCAGATAAATTTATCAATGATAATTACAATTTTTCTGGTCTCTATCTTGATTATAAAATTATAAATATTTAAATAATAAAGAATATGATGACTTAAAAACGATTGAACTATTTAGTACTTGTTATGAAGCTATTATAGTTAATTCTACTTTGCTTGGTGGGTATAGATAGTTTTTATTTTTATACTTTTTTATCTAGTTCAATTCCTTCATCTTTCCTATCCCAAAAGAAATGAAAGAGGATTCTGTTAATCTTAAATATACCCAGCTTATTATGAGTTTTAATCCTCTTGTAGATATAAAAGATAAGTTTGGTCTTACACCAATAGAATATGCATACTTTTATGATAAACTTAACTATACACACTATCTTAAAGTTATAAATTCTAACCTAACAGAAAGTGATATAAAGAATATAAAGAATATTGTAGACGAAAAAATAAGACTACCTTTATTCGTGAACGTCATAGTGATAGCGGTAACGAACGGAGTGAGTCTCCAAGCTATATGGTGACGATTTACTAGGAACACTTCACTTTAGAGATGAAAGTGATATTCGTGAACGTCATAGTGATATTCGTGAACGTCATATAGCCTTCGGGCGTATACGCTTTGCTATAGTGATATCGACTAGTTATTAAATTATTAATATAAAATATTAATAATAACTGTTCAGATAAATAGTTATATGTTTCCGGGATATAAATACTTAATTTAAAAACTTATTTAAATTAATTAATATAAAATATGTCGGAATCTTCAGCTTTTTTAAGAACCTTATTATATTTCCAAAACCAGATTCGAATATATCACTGGAGTACAAAAATATATTCACGTCATATAGCAAGCGGAAAACTCTACGAAAAGATTGATAAATTTAATGACAAGTTTGTTGAGATTTATCAGGGAAAATATAACGGTGGCCATATGTCTGGGATACCATTCAAGTATGAAAAACTTGATATAGAACTTTATAACTTAAACGATGAAGGAATTATTGTATGTCTTAATGATTTTAAAAGTTTATTGGTAGAAGATTTATATACCTGGTTATCAAATATGCCTCATCATACAAACTCTGATCTAAAGAGTTTAGTAGATGACTTAATGGGAGATGTAAATCAGACTTTATTTCTATTTACACTAAAATAAAATTTTAAAAACAACAATGACAAGTATTTTCATTTATAAAAACTTCTTCTTCTATTTTGGAGAGATCTATATTATGTATCATTGACTTTAGAGTATTATACTCTTCCCAGTTAATATTAGATTCTATGTATCCATTACTTGATAATTGTTCTAATGATTTTAAAACGACTTTTTTTCTATGTGCTTTATCTATTTTTAGAGAAATTGTTAATTCAAAAAGCTTAACAGTGACGACAAACAAGTTTTTAGTATTAATATTTATATATTTATTACGTTTATAAACATCTATCATATTATTCATTGATACATGTAAGTAATCAATCACACTCATTATTATATTTATTTAGTCGTTTATTTTTATTAATTATATTTTAGAAATAGAAACATTCATTTGAGAACAAAATAGCTCGACAAGTTCATCATTTTTATAATCATTAATATACTTAATTTCTTTTATACCAGAAGCTAATAAAAGTCTGGTACATACAAGACATGGATAATGTGTTATATATGCAATACAATCTAAACATGATACACCTCTTTTTGAACAATCGCATATAGAATTCTGTTCTGCATGGACAGTTGCCTGTTCATGACCATCTCTTACAACAGAATCATGAGAACAACCAGGTAAAAAACCATTATAGCCTTGGGATACAATTCTGTTTTCTAAAACTAAAACACATCCTACTTTTAGCCTATGACATGCACTTCTTTTTGAAGTGACTTGTACAATCTCTTTAAAATATTCATCCCATGTAGGTCTTTCATCCATCTTTATTATAATTTAAAGCATTTAAAGCTTTAAACTAATTTAAATAAATAAAGATTAAATAAAGAAAGATTAAATAAAGAATGATTAAATATTGGTCTGAAAAAAATTCTTATGGATCACTGCGAGAGTTCTCTTTCCACGAAGAAAAAAATATTCTTGAAGTTGTTTGTTATCAGTCTAACTATTATAATTATAGTGATTTACATATTGAGCCATATGGAGGACCTTATTTAGGAATAGGATCTAAAGTTGGAAAAGATATAATTGGTATAGATATAGTGATTGATAAAATTATTTCATACGTACAAGATAAAAATAAAAACCTATTTATTAAGATGGGAGCCCATAAATTATAAATTTTTAATTAAAAATTTATAAATAAAATGAATATAATAGCTTTATTATTGATATTATTATTTTTTATACAAGTAATTATAATCTTATATTTTTATTCAAAGTTCAATTCTAATAATTCCAATAATTCTAATGATCCTAAGACTGATATTCAACCTAAAGAAATATTAAAAATAAGAGGTTTCAAAGCTTTATTTAAAGACGATGGTTTAGATGGTTTAGATGGTTTAGAT